CCGTTACCCCCGCGAACGTTGTAACTATTCTAATGGTAGTAGAGAAAACTCTATTGCCATTTTTTTATGCTTATGGTATAACTATTATTACATTCATACACTAATATATGAAAACACTGCAACAGCAACTCAATATCGACAATAGAATCGATGCCTATGATTTTTGGCATCTGTATGAACCCAATTTCAATCAACCACGTAGAAGTAGTGCCAATATTGAGGTTCGTAAATCGATTGGTTTAGACACTGCTCGTCCTGGTGATTTAATTACCTCTCTAGAGGGAGAGATGTGGCGTATTGCTATTCACGTTGAGAATGGTCAGGAAGTGACTCTCCCCTGGATGCACGTTTCCAACTTTGGGCGTGTGATTAGTCACGTGTACCCTAGTGCCACTCAGAAGCGTCTTGGCAAGAGATGGGATCCAACATACCATCGTCTGTGTGACGGCAAGTTGAAGCGTTATAGCGGCACCGATGAGAAGACTTCTGGATGGAAGTTACTTATCAAAATGCCTCATATGGGGAAGTTGGAACCAGTGTGGTTGGATGACGAATGTACTATTCAAAGTGCAGCATCCAAACGACAGGAGCGTGATATTGCCATTCACACTTTGGTTGCAAATACCTGGTACCCTATCTACGAAAATGAACCTGATGTGGATCCTCGAATGCTGAAAGCATTGAGATGGGATACTGCATCTAAGGAAGATAAATTGTGGATGCAAGAGTTGTTTGAGGTTGATCATAAGGATCAGAACCCATTAAATAACTATGCCACCAACTTCCGTCGAACTACAGGTAAGGAGAACAATCGTGCAGCACTACGTGCACGTGGAGGCAACCACGCTAATCATCGTGGTACTACTATCAATGTTGATGTTGAACCATCCAATAATCTTATGGAGTTGTTTAATGGAAATTCCTGAGTTTGAATCTTATCAAGAAGAACTTGAGTGGAGATTTGATCGTATTGCTGATACTTTGAAGGTATTAGCAGAACGTAGTCAACGTGCAGAACAGTTTCTGAGCAGGGGTGCTGATATGATTCAGTACAAGATTCCTGGACACGACGAGTATTCCAATCTAAAAGGGATCTTTGATGATCTCTATATGCGAATAAATACTCTGGAAGAGAAACTAAATGGTGACTAATGCCAGCCTATATCATTGAAACTGGTCGTAGTTATGAAAACCCCGTAGATTCGGATGATTACTATAGGACGTGGAACTCGTCTGATCATCCGTCTCTCGGCGGTGGTTATCAAATTACATTCCAAGATGCTGGTCCTGGTTCCTACAATTTTGGTAGGGACGAAGTATTTTATATTGGTGCGCCTACAGAAACTTGTGTAGCAAACTGCAATTCTACACGTAGGGGTGTTTGGAGATACTACTCTGGATCAAATGAAGATCATTTGTATTGGGTTGATGAGAGTATCCCAAAGAACGATACCTTTGATAGAAGATCATATAATCACGAACCACGCAATAAGAGAAGATATTTTCAACTCCTAAAAGAGTCTGTTGGTAGTGCAGTTGGGGTATATCTGCATTTTAGTAATGGAAATAAGAATTCGTATCTGTCTTCTAGTAGTAGTGGAGCAGTTCGTTTCTTAGGATATGCATATTCTTCCCAATCTGCTGCCAATTCTGCTGGAGTAACCAATCCTGGCGAATCTGCAATACCTTTGTATCACTATCGGAAGAATAATTCCAATGGATACGATGATTTTTACACAATCAACCCTGCAACAGAGGTAAACTTACAAATTGGTGTCCCTGGAGTGCCCGATCCAGCGGAAGCATTGAATCAAGAGTACCAATATATTGGAATTTACGCTTGGGTGTTTGATGGATCTGCACCTCAAGCAAAAAAACGCTTTGAATCGACAGGAAAAGCATTCAATACAGGTGAAGTTGACCGTTCTGGATGGTACAACTACAATACAACGTGGTCTAGAAGACGATATGAGGATGAACCCACTGATACACCTGCTGAGCAGGGGTGGGGTGAACCAACTAGCGTTGCTCTAGCATCTACTGATGCCAATTTTGAGTGGTTCTATGGTAAAAATGGTGCTGTTAAAGCGTGTATGCCAAGATTCCTTGGTTTTCACGATGCATTTGAAGGACAATTCTTATATTATCTCTACGATACATCATTTCCGTTTAATGGTCCCATCTATGGTATCAATTTTACCACTACAGATGCTCCCTGCTGTCCTGCACGGAGTGAAACCCCGTGTGTACCCAACGTAGAATACCACTCATACTACTATGAGATGCGTGAGGATGCCTGGGTAACCCAGAAAACACGTATTACTGTGGATGTGCCTGGAAAGGGCGCTGCAGAGTCATTCTGGGCGGTAGGAACGGATGATCCAATGATCTTTTTCCGCTACACCTCGTCCAGTGGTGCATTTAGACTTGGCGAAACCCTGAATGGGTGGGAAATACAAAGAGTTCGTTACTTTGGGGATGAATTGAAGTGTGGTTATATGACACTCAAGGGCATTTCATCACAGTTTGGTAATGCATTTACATATAACCAGTCTATTACGTCAAATGACGGTGCTACAGGGGTTGTTTTAGCGGGTTATGGCATCAAAGATAAGGCAGCATTCTTTGGAATTTACGAATTTCCAAAACAACTGTCATATTATAAGGTTGAACTCGACAATAAAGCACTGATTCCGAACAGAACTTTGGATGAGGCGGTATTAGAGGCAATCGTAAACAGTAAAGGCGAAATTGATCACGTAAACATTGTTAATTCTGGTAGAGATTACAGAAATCCAACCCTTTCATTCTCACTTCCTGACGTTATTCGTGAAGAAGGATTCTCTGATGCCGCAGAAAATATCCCAGAAGCGTTTGAAGATGATGTTTCTGGAGAAATTGCACTCTCACTTGAGTCCAGTGATGAATTTGAAAGTGGTGATTACTCAACCAGAAAGATTGGTAGAAACGTTTCTAAGCAAAGATACGTCACACAGGACGATTTTACGGGAACTCTGAGGCAGGCTAAGGGTTATGCAGTCTTAAATGAGATCGGATGTATCAAACAGGTCGTTATTACAGACAAAGGAGCAGGGTATCAACCTGGGGAAAAGGTAGAAATCTACGTTGTAGATCGTTTAACCGAGACTCGGGAAGACACTTTTGTTGGTCCTGGCGCTGCTGACATCAAAACAAAGGTCGATTCTTCGGTGGGAAGTGGTGAAATTGGTGATTCTAGGGTGAGATCTGCATTTTCTGAGATGCAAGAGATCGCTGGAACTGCTCTAGATGTCCTAAAAGAACCAGTTTTATCAAATTATACCGTTGGATACATTAGAAATACGGATGTAAACAACTATGAGAAGACAAAATTCTGCGATGATGTGATTCCATCGATATGTTTAGACCTAGATATGGGATCTCAGTGGGCAGATGTGAACACTTATACAGATGTGAGTTCACTTTGGGGCGAAGTTAACAATGCAAATCCAAATTGGAACCAAAATAATGAGTTTTTTGCGGATATTCAAACAAATTCATCTAAGAATCAGCAGATAATCAACACTAAAATGAACAGTGGACTGCCTGGAATCTTTGGTGGACCGTGTATTGAGACAAATCAAGCAAATTTGTATACGGTAAAACGCTTTGTTGACCTTCCTTGCCCGTATGTTGCATACGATCCCAATGGGGTTGAGAAGGTTTTTGGATACTTACCCTTCAAATATTGCGGTAATGATCAAGAATTTGCAACTGTTAGAGTCACATTGTCAGTAGAAGGTGATGTTTCTGGTGTTAGTTCGGCAGTTAATGAGCGTTTTATGGACTGGTTGAGTTGGTTACCCAAACCAACATTAACTCCTGCACGTCAAGTTGGGGGTGGTGTGAAGTGTCACCCGTGTGTTAGAGGTGCATATAAAGGTAAATGTTATGAAACTGCCAACGGTGAGTACACATTTGTACCTCGTTCTGGGGATGAAAATACATTTGATTACAATGGACCTGGCGCAACACTGTCAACTTCAAATGAAGAGTTGGGTCAATTGAGCACTTGGATCGGTGACAACGTAAATGTTTACACTGGAATGTTCTTCACTCAGACAATTGTTGATGCAAATGACAATCCACTGTATACCAATGACGTTCCATACACGCAACTCACTCTAGATCCGTGCACAAATGGTAAATTTCCTAATGATTGTTGGCACAATTTTGTGGCAGATGGGGTTTTGGATGTGTATTCTGGGTATGACGGCAATGGAGACGGAATTGCATCTGACGATATTTGCTCTGGATACCCGTTTAGATCCTGTGGTGGGTCTCTAACAAGCGGAGATCCCGAAGATCCAATCAACAATCCACCAGTTTATGCCGCTGGTAGTTGGGCATTGAGGAATGTTATTCACTCAACAGTCGCATTTGACACAGAAAAGCGAGCAGAAAACAACCCATACATAGAATTGGGACCGTTTTCTGGTGATATGCAGTGGGTAAATTGGAAAACTGGTGCCGTACGACTATTGGATAAGGCATATGAACAATACGGAAACCCATTTTTTGAGGAGTGCGACTTAGAATAATGGCAGGATTACTAAAACCAGTAGCAAGTTTGAATGGGATGCCTTGTTCTGGACACGGTATTCCAGTTCCTACTGCAGTTCATACTCAAGAACCGTGTAAAAAACCACCAACAAAGTTACCGATTGTTGTAAAAAATCTAACTTGTTTTTGGCCACCCACACCACTCACCCCAATCAATGCGGTAAATCCCCAGAGAGCGACAGTTTTGGTAAACGGATTCCCGATTATGATTGCTGGTGATACATTTACACCGCATATTTCTGTGACGACAAACATTGTGAACTATGTTTGCCCGTGTGGACCCAATACTTGCATCATCCCAACGCCATTTCCCTGCTCAGAACTTACAATTGAAGACAGGGGAGGAACAGGACATCCTAGAACTGTGGTTCCTACTAGCACAACAACCCTCGCCTTTAAGGTTCCTGTAGCAAGATTATTGGATCCTTTGGGTGTTGGTGCACCAGGTGCAAGTTTGCCGTGTTCCAGTGTTGTTGCTTATGGATCACCTACTGTACTTGCCTCATAGATATGCTATAATTTCTCTGTTCTACAAATTCGATTATGGCACGAGCAAAAGTTGGTCTTTCTGGCAAGAAAATCATTGAGTCGAAACCCAAGACCACTCGTCAGGGAAGCAGTAAGAATACCAAGTATTCTGCAAGTTCTAGGAATGGTGCTCCCAAACGGTACCGTGGTCAAGGTCGGGGTTGATGCGTCCTGAAACTCGTAAGTCAATGGAAATGCTCTTCGCTGCTAAATGGAACCTTCCTAAAGCAGCGAAGAACTGCAATCTCAGTGAAAAGGAAATGAAAATTACTTTCAATGAGTATTGCAATTTCCACCCACCAACTTATAAGGTAACGGTAGACTTCCGCGATAAACAATTGGGATTCGACTTCTAAATACATCAGGCGATAGCAACCGCCATAAAAGTTCTACTTGTAGAATTCAGGTAAACGATTATGGCAAACAGTCCTATTCCTGATCAGGGACAAGATTTTATCGATTCTGGAATGGTTTTAATAACCGATCCGCGCTCTGATAAATACTTGAACCGAACGAAACCCAACGATCCTCCCAAGGATCGTCTAACTAGACAATGTGGCGGTGCTGGTGGTTTCGACGATTATGTCGAACGCTTTAATTCTTAATGGCATACCGTTTCAAAACAGAACGAAATTTAAGTCGTCAATTTAGAGACCTCAGTATTGGGATGTTGGCAAACCCCAATACTGAGGATTTTTCTATGGTAAAAAATGAGAATGCTATCAAGCAATCTATTAGAAATTTGGTATTGACACAATTTGGCGAAAGACCTTTTCAACCAAACAGCGGATCTAGACTCAAATCTATGCTTTTTGAGAACTTTGATGTGTTTATGCTGGAAGATCTCAAAAGTGAAATTGTCAGTGTTGTTAGTCGTTTAGAACCACGAGTTGAACTTACTGACGTAATTGTTAAATATGAAGGTGGTACTGAAATTGAGGTTGAAGTGGAATATAGAATTATCGGTGAAATCCTTACACAAACTGTAGACTTCCTGCTGGAGCGCACGTAAAAATGGCAGCAATCCCATCAAACTTAACTGCTCTTGACTTCACAGAGATCAGAGAATCTATTAAGTCATATCTAAGAACTCGTACAGAGTTTACAGATTACGACTTTGAGGGATCTGCTTCGTCTTATCTCCTGGATGTCTTAGCATATAACACATATTATGCCGCGTTTAATGCCAATATGGCAATGAACGAAGCATTTCTTGAGTCAGCAACTATCAGAGATAATGTTGTCAAGATTGCTAAGCAATTGAATTATACGCCGAGATCGATCAAAGCAGCAAAGGCGTGTGTTAGATTTGCGGTTCAAACCAATTATATTGGTACATCAACGACATATCCCGCAACAGTTACATTGAAAAAGGGTGATGTCTTCGTTTCCAGCATTGGTGGAGAAGCTTTTACATTTACTTTGCCTAAAGATCTCCAAGAATCTGTCGATCAAGCGACAGGACAAGCGGAATTTGCACAAGTAGTCATATATCAAGGCAATTCTCTTTCGTTCAAGTATACCGTAAGCGACGTTAAGCAAAGAGCATACGTTGTTCCCAGCGACAATGTTGATACAGACCTTCTTACAGTGTCAATTTCCCCCAATGCACAGTCAGAAGAAATTGACACATATAATTTGGTACAAAATATTGTCGATGTTGATGGCACCACTCGGGGATATTTCCTGGAGGAAACTGATGATCTGAGATACAAAGTTGTTTTTGGTGATGGTGTTATTTGTCGTCAACTCATCTCGGGCGAGGTCATTACATTTGACTATGTTCGTACCAATGGGTCTGCAGCAAACGGATGTAAGAAATTCAACTTCATTGGTCGTTGCATCGACTCCGAGAACCGATATATCAGTCCCGCAAACATCTCTCTAGCGGTCGTAGACGGCGCTCAAGATGGTGAAGACATAGAGAGTACCTTAAGCATCAAATACAACGCTCCTAGGGCGTTTAACAGTCAAAATAGAGCGGTTACAGAGTCGGATTACGAGTACATTACCAAGAAGGTGTATCCTCAGGCAAGATCTGTTACCGCATATGGTGGTGAACGCTTGAATCCACCCGTTTACGGTAAAGTTTACATTGCGATCAGAACAAATTCTGGTGCAAACTTG